TTCTTGCCTGATATACATATCTCCATTTTCATTATCTATAAAACTACTTGTACCACTTGATTGTATTCTTAAGCCAACGGCATTGGTTGACGTTAAAAACCTTGCTTGTTGTTGGTTTGCAAAATAAAGATCACCAGTCATGGCTGTTGCAGTAGTGTTACCAGCTAGTGGTAAATAAGGGCCACCTATAACACTTGACCCTGAGCCATCAACCCAATCAGTTCCTGTAGCTGTAGATACTAAAACTTGGTTTGCTGTACCTGGTGAATTATTTGAATCGTAGTAAGCACCTGTAACTCTAGCATTACCAGCTACGTGAAGTGTTTGGCTGGGACTAGCCGTTCCAATCCCGACGTTACCTACGCCATCAATTAATAAATGATCTGTGCTATTGTTTGAACTAAGAACTAAAGCGTTAGCACCACCAACTTCCCTTGCTTCAATTTCAGAAGTGTTTTGTGAAGTGCCAAGTTTTATCATAACACCTCCTGCCTTTGATATATGTAACTTAGATGAAGGATTAGTTATTCCAATCCCGACGTTGCCTGTAAAAATAGCATTTTGACTGTTAGTTAAAGTTAAAGCAGTTACGTTATTAGTTCTTAATAATATTGAAGCAGAATCAGTGGCGCCGATTGAGAAATTACCTGTACCTCTATGGGTAATAGCAGAAGTAGTGTTAGGACCACCGTTATTTCTAATTATTCTAAGTCCGTAATCTGTATATGTTGCATCTCCTATTAAATCAATATATGAAAAACCATCACCTGTTCTTCCTTGCCCGATTTGCAAGTGAGCTTCTTGAGTTGATGCTCCTGTGCCTAAGGTCAGACTACCTGCATAGTCTCCAGAGCCACTCCAATTTGTATTTGTTCCATACAAAGTGCTAGTCAAAGGATAACTTGATCCAGCTGAAAGCGGTAAGTAAGGACCGCCTGGTAATGTACCTCCGCCTGATATCTCTATATTTCCGCTTGCATCACTTTGTAAAAATCCTTGTGTATATGCTGGTGCTTGCAGCTTTCCATCTAATTTTATTTTAAAATCAACATCGCCTTCTGCATCTAATGAACCAGTTTTGAACTCTAAACCAACACCATCCATTAATATTTTATTTTCAGGATTCGAACCCGTGCGGTCAAAAGATAAAATTGGCGAAAGACCTCTTATCACTAAAGAACCTCCAGCAACTCCATCTGCAATAATCACTGTTGGTTTTTTTGTTGTTATTGCGTTTGAACCAATACTAAGTTGTGACAAAGGACTAGCAGTCCCAATGCCGACATTGCCTGATTTTAAAACTAAGTCTGGGTTTTGAGCCGTGGCAGATGTGTATCTACCTATTGTAAAAACATTTTGATTTAAATGTACAGCGTAGTTATCTACATTTGAGGAAGTATCGTTAAAAGTTACATTAGGGGTAAATGAAGTTATGTTTAAACCTTCACCTATTCCTTTAGTTCCTGTGCCTCCTGTACCTGGGTAAGCTACATCTAATTTACCACCTGGATTATTCGTTCCAATACCGACGTTGCCTGTACTTCTTTGAATCCTCATAGACTCATACCAAGTTCCAGAATAATTTCTATCAAAAGCTAAATCCTGCAAAGATGTTGCCGTACCTCTAAGCGTCCAATATGGATTATCTGAACCAATATTTATAGCTCCAGTACCTAATACATCTGAACCACCTGATGTGCTTTGTCTAATATCTAACTTGCTTGTAGGACTAGCTGTTCCAATACCTACCTTACCGGCGAAATATCCATCATTTAAAAATTTTAATGCCATGTATTGTACTGGATTAAATTAATATTATACGTATTCTAATAATACTCTATATGTGTCTACTGCTACGCTTCCTGAAAATATTACGCTAAGGCTAGCAGATCCGCTTCTTGTTACATCTGCATATACTGTTTGATATGGTGATGCATCTTGCATAACTTCTACTGTGACATCTTCTGCTAAAGCGCCAGTTCCAAACAAACTGGTATCAGCTAAATCTATAGTAAAAGTTGTATAACCATTTGCTTCAACTCTAGAAACAGGACTAGTATTATTAAGAGTTTGTTTTCTGCCATTTAATCTTGATAAAGGTTTTATTTGTACAAAACCATTTGCTGTTACTGTAAAGTTAGCGCTATCAAAACCAGCAACACCTTTTTGTGTAGCTCCGTCTGTTGCGCCTGCACCTGCTATATTAGCATCAGCTTGTACAACTGTATAGTTTGATATAGCTGGGGATGAGTTTGCCGCAATAGCATTGTTAGCAAATATAAAGTCACCTGGCTCTAATGCTTCACCTAAGAAACTACCAGCAACCGATACTACAAAGTAATCACCTTGATCTAAAGCTATGTTACTTGAACCTTCTAAAGCTGGACTATTAGTATTAGCGTTATAAGATCCTTTAAAAACACCAACACCAGCTACAAGTAATTCTACTTGACCTAAATTAACACCGTCTGTAGAAGCTGTACCAGTGGCAACATTGGTAAGCTTATTAGTGTTCATATTAAGTGGACTTGCAAAACTATTTGTTTCACCTGTTTGGCTTTGAGTAATTACACCACCAACAGTTAAGTCATCTACTATAGTTACATCGTCTGGGAAATCAACAGTTATACTACCGTTATCACCTATTTGTTCTGTTATTGCTATTCTACCAGCTGTACCAAATACTGTAACCGAAGATTTTATACCTGATCCAGTTCCACCAGCAGTTAAATTCATTATAGCAGAATTTGAAGCACCTGCTGCAACTGGTAATGTATATGTTTCGTTTGTATCAGATGGTAATGTTATTGTTTTAACATTTAATGCTGTAACGTGACCTGTTGTGTTTGTTGTAACCGAATCAACAGCAGTGAAAGTAGCACCGTAACCAGGAGATGCAGTCGATGTTGTATCTGTTCTAGAAGTTAAATCATGATTAACAATTGGTATAGGACCAGTTTGATTTGTTACATTTATATAAGTACCACCTTGTACTTCTGTTATATCACCAAATGGTATTGTTGCCCATTTATTGTTTTTAGTTAAGAATCTATCACTAGCTATAGAAGTTCCATCAACAGCGGAAAGATCTGCTGTCACTGTTACATTACCAAGCGTGGGTGTGTTAGGCGTAAGATCAATGTAAGTACCGTCTGTAGTTGTTATAGTTTCTACACCACTTGTGGTTCCTACTTCTATCCAACCAGCAGCACCGCCACCAGTATCTGATACATATTGTTTTAATGTGTCTGCTGTTGTGTCAAAATATAATTGACCAACAACACCCGTGCCTGCCGCAGCATCACTTGCGAACTTCTCTATAACTATGTTCTCTACTTGTATAGAGTTTAAGTTAACGTTATTTAAAAAATTAATTGCCATTTTTTTTAGTTTAGATATAATGTGCCTGTCTGTGCTGAGGCAAATGTTACTGTTAGTTGTGTTGTGCTTACATAAGCTACTTCACCATATACAACTATATTATTGTTATTTACTACTGTAATAGAAGGAAAAGTTCCTAATGCTCCAGTGTGAGTTGCTGTGATTGTTGTTACGTTGTTAAAAGGTATAACTTCTGTAGTACTATTTACATTACCCCACTCTATACCTGTAACCGTAGATTTTAAAACTTGGCCTTGTGAACCTGTTTTATTTGTACTATCTCTTAAAGCACCTGTTATATATAGATTACCCGCGATTGTTAGAGTTGTTCCGCCCGGGTTAGCGTTTTGTGTTAATATCGAATTTGCTAGTGTAGTAGACACTAAACCTGTTACAGGATCGGTTACATCAAAAAATAATGGCACAGTTAAGTCTGTACCGTTTACACTATCAATTATGAATTTAGCTAAATCACTTATCTTAAAATTCTTTGTAGGATTTCTAAGTGTAGCATCTTTCTCTGTACCTAACAGTATATCGTCAAGAGCAGGAAGTACTGTATTATAAGTATAGATTATTGCCATGTTTTATTTTCTATGCGTATATTCTTATTTCTACTGTCGTAGTAGCTTCTATAACGTCTGCTGTATTTCCGTTTTGAGCATTTATATTATAAAACTCTATAGCTGTAGTTGTAATGTCTTCTGGTTTAAGTATTTTACCACCACTACCACCTGGTGTTACTAACACAGCTGTTTTATTTGCTGTATATGTAGCAGTTGATATAGTAGCTAAGTATCTACCTGTAGCCGTTCTTGTCCATACAATTGCTCCACCTGTAGTATTCTGTAGTATTGTCGCAACTGGTGCTGCTGTTCCAGCTTGTGTTATCAATGCTGTGTATACTGTATAGCCTAGACTGTATGAATTAGCAAATCCTGCTATTTGACCTACTGTAAATTGTACTGTTTTATTTTCTTCTGTAATTGGATCTATC